CCAGAAGAAACTCCAGCTGAAGAACAGCCTGAACTTCCTACTTTCGACCTTGATTAATATTTAAAAAAATATTATTAAAAAAACCGGTTTTTAAACCGGTTCTTTTTTTACTTAGTATCGAGGGCTGTCAAAACGTCTCGTGTCTGAGCAAGTTCTCCCTTCTTAGCAGCGATTTCTTGCTTGAGCTGATCACGTTTCTTAAGTGCAGGTTCCTTCATCTTTCTATTAAGATAATTTGCTTCTGCAATATCGAGCTTAGCACAAATCTTCTTAAGGATGAACATAGCATTTCTGAAGTTCTTGAATTCCAAATCTTCATCGTTAAGAATCTTACCGTTAAAGATTAATTCAACGTCAGTCTTAATCTTTTCGATTTCAACCAACTTATCTTCACTTAATGTCTGAATTACACTAGTTACTGCTTGCATAATCTTTTCAACATTGAACTTTACCTTTGCGGATGGTTCATCAGACAACGTTACATCATCTGAATTACCTGTTCCCTGGTTAAATTCCGGGTCGTCTTCGTGAGAATCATCATCGATTGGAGAAGTTTCCTTATCGTCATCGCCTTTAGAATCACCGTTACCGTCTTCACCAGCAGTACCGCCATTGCCGCCACCGCCAGCACCACCAGCATCGTTTCCGCCACCAGCATTATCGCCAAACGGGTCTCCACCAGCGTCGTCACCACCACCAGCGTCTCCAAACGGATCACCACCAGCGCCACCGCCAGCGTCGTTAGAAGCTGATGCAAATGGGTCATCTTCTTCTGTAATTATCTTTCCCGGTCCCTCATAATCTGATTCTTCTGTCAAAAAACTTGTAAAACTAGATGCTTCATCAAGTTTAATTGGCTCAAATTGAGAATCCAGGATATCTTTTAACTTTTTCATAAGCATTAATCCTTAGTTATTTCTTAAAAATTTCCTCAAGTCTATCCTTGATTATCTCTTTATTTATACTACGAATATTTGAACATGTTAAATAATTGAAAAAAGCTCTAGCGGCTTTTGTATTTTTCTTCGTTAAAAGCTCAAATAATCCAAATTTATCTTCATTTATGAGTAATTGCACCATTAATTCCATTAAATCTGTCAATCTGTCTACTGTGCAATCACGTTCCTCTTCTGCATTATTCTTAAACATCTTATTAAAGTGTTTTTGCAGAAATTCCTGTCTATGATCTATCCTATAATATATTGAAAATAACATTATTCCCCTTACGATAAATCAAAGTCAGGATGTTCAATCTTGGCTGTTTCTAAATTCAAATCTTTCATTATCTTAAACTGTTCTTTCGAATCAAATATATACGTATTATTCTGAGTAATCTGACCAGGTGCTGCAGGATTCTTACCAGCAAGACGCTTTTCAGCAAGTCGTTCCTTACTAGCCAATGCCTTTTCTTTAAACTCTTCAGCAGATTCAATAACCTGGTAATCCGTAAGGTCTTTACTTAATTCCTTAAGTTGAGCTACATTTTCTCGAACAGATTTAGATAATGTTGCATATACAGCATACATATTCGGAGTTCCAGCACCGTTAAGAATCATCTCTTTCATAGATTCCATAACTTCGCGGTCCGATGCAATTAAATCTTGTAATTCAGCTTTAATATATTCTTTATCTTCAAGAGTATATTTCTGTGTAGCTATACCTTCACGAACTTCTTCTATCTTTTCATTCGCTTTATCAATAACTGAATTAACAATAGGCTCTGCTTCGTCTATGTTAAATTCTTTTTTCAAATTATCAAATACACTCATATCTAATTATAAAATATAGTAAATTATTTATAACGCAGGACGCTTAATAATTAATTCCGATTTCTTCTTCCGAAATCACCTTAAAAATATAACCGTTCGCATTACACCATTTTCTTGCAGCTGTCCACTTAGAATTATTAGTTCTAAGAACTTTACAACGTTCCTGCCAAGAATTTATCGCTTTCTGTGTTTTTGTTTTTGGAGGTTCTGGGAAAATAACCTCACCATGTTCGTCAAGTCTTGCGATTTGACATTTTGGTTTTACTTCTAATATATATTTAACTACTTTTCCGGTATTTTCACGACATACGAAATAAAAATCAGTTATATACGTATGCTGTTTACCATCTACTTCAGAAATATATGGTATTTTTAATACTTCAGAACCCCATTCTAAAACAGATTCATACTTATCACAGAATCTCATAAACTTTAATTCCCAGCTACTACGATATGTAATTGCTGGCTTATTGCCTAATTTACCATTTGTATTAAGGCATTTTTCAGGATGCTTCGGATAATAGTTTCCCTGTGTATATGTTTTTGCAAATATTGACACTTACCAACCTTTAAAATAATCATAGTATTGAGTTTCATCTTTGATTTTTTCTGGGTCATTATATCCATCATTATATTGTTGAGCCGGAAAATCACCAGTTACCTTATTGTTTATCTTCAATGGGTCATTGATATTATATTGCTCATGTATATCTTCCTGTGCAACTTTATAAATTGGATCTTCCCTATTAGACAATGTTGGGTCATTTGTATTAATTGTCCATTTGTCGTCCATATAGACTTTTAATGTTAATGTATACGTATGCTTTGCCAAACCAAATGCTTCACTCCAATACTTAACATCTACAATTCTATAAAATGTATTATTTGCTTCTATGTAAATAATATCACTAATTTTTGGTTCTGATTCTGGATTAACTTCTGGCGTATTCTTATCATATCCACCATAAGTAGAATAGTAGTTAAATGCTCCAATAGAAGCATACATTGTAACTACATCTTCTCCCCAAATACCTTGTAACTGGTATGTTCTTACATTTGGAGGCAATGATTCAACATATCCCATAAAATACCAGCTACGTTCGATAATTCTTAATGGGTCTTCTCCATAAAGCTTGTCCCTCAAAAGATTTTCAGATACTTTGTAATATGAGCATTTAATGCCAAATAAACCGTATGCGCCATCAGTCAATTCATCGACTGTTCCTTCTTCATTATCACATACGATATTATCCTTGTCATCTTCCAATGCTTTTGTAGAAGAACAAAGCCATGGATAAATTGAAATGTCTGTTACCTTATTAGCCATATATTATTTATCATTACTTTAAAGTTACGATACCATTTTCAGACCATTGAACATTGATTTTATTATCTTTTAAATTATAAGTTTTCGGTAATTCTATATAGCAAAATGGTATAGCTTTATTATAATTAACTGGGAATAATTTATAAGCCGGATTCATAAATTTAACATTTATGTCAGTCCCTTCTAATTTTTTTTCTAAAACATCTTCGTAATATAATTTTCCTTCATAATTATATAACGGTTCTCTTTTATTATTATACCAAGTAATCAATAATGCACCACCAACATAGGTATTTGAATTAGTTTGAACAATATCAAAACCTTTATCACTTGACCTTATATTAGTCATACCTTCTACTACATAATCACGTTTTACATCATAAACGTTATAGTCTGTCGCTGAGAAACCTGAACTGAAATTATAATCAGTTTCAAAATACTTTCTGCAATAATCATTCCAATCAGTGACTATATCATCATTACCTATTCGATTTATATCAAAATCATTTGTTCTATCTAATACATTCTCAGCTTCATCAGTATGGAATGTATCATTTACATAATATTTAAAATTCATATAGCACGTATCTTTCTTTAATGGTGTTTTAACCGGTGCATCATATTTTGAAAAAAGATATGCAGAAGCTGGAATATCTAACATTTCTTGATATGACATTGTAGCTGGCAAACCATCTTCTTTTGATACGTTTTCAATACTAAATTGACCAAGATTAGACAAATAAATTGCACTAATTTTGTTTATATTAAAATTAGCACCTTTATTTTTATCGGAATTACTAAATATTCCTGAAAGATCACCTAATGTTAAATCTTTCTTATTATCGAAACTTTGATTTTTGTAGCAAAACCACAAATCAAAATTTGTCGGCTGATAAATTTCATCTTTTGTCTTCCCGCTTAATAAAACGTTATACACAAAGCTACTAAATATTTTATTTTTATTAGCCATTAGTCAATCTCCAACATTAAACCTTTTACTTTTTCACGTGCAAATACTGGGTCTTCGCCATTAGGATAACCACTAAATGACCAAGATGTTCCATCTTTACATTCACCTAATCCAACATCAATATACATCACAGGATTTCTCTTACTATCAGTTACGTATAAGCCTTCAAAATCATCAGCAGAAAAACCACTAGCTGAAATAACTCTTGCATCAGTCAACTTCAAGTTATAAAGTATTGTTTCCTGATTTAATGTTTTTCCAATATTAAATACATTAGGATAATACATTACTTTGCCATCTGTAGGCTGAACTAATTCATCATTGTCAGCATTATGATACCAGTAACCGGCTTTATCATTAAATACATCATATTCAACATCTACTGTAATGCCGTTTGTTCCATATGCTGAACCAATAAATTTATCATAACTAAACTTATAGAAATCTGGTTGTGCTTCATCAGGAGCTGCAGCCTTTTCAAGATTATGTCTTATTCCTTCATCATTTTCAAAATTTGGATCTAATGCTTTACCTTCTTTAATAGTATCTTTTAAGGTATCAGACCAATAATTATCTGAACTATCAGAAGCACTAATAGTAATACCAGTATAATCTAGTGGATTACTTTGTAAAAGTGCATTTCTAAATTTACCTTTTTGACCAAAATATAGCCAAGATGGTGAATTTTCATATAATTCTTGAGTTTTTACAAGAGGTCCATCATATACAACTTTTGTTAATGCTGCTTTACCTACATTATAATAATCATATTCGAATGCATTTTCAGCTAAATCTTCACCGTTATAATCAACTAGATAATTTTGCCAGTTCCAATATTTTTCAACAATATTATCAAATTCTACAGCATACATCTTTACTGCATCTTCAGGCTGAACTTCATTATCACTATCCAGACCAGCATAGCATGGATAACTGATTCCATCAGTAGCTTCTAACCAATCATTATCACCAACTTTGGTATCAGTATTAACATAACCTGTTGCAGCTAAA